GGGAGCATTAATTGACCATTGACTGCCACCACCTGTCTGTCTTGCATCTATAGTAGCGTTAAGAACTGATTCATCTAGAGAATGATTTGTACCGTTGTCTAATATGTAAGGAGAAGAACCTCCTTTAGAAGCGTTAGATACAGATATGATTCCTGTAAGACCAGATCCGTCACCGAAAAAAGTAGTAGCATTAACAGTCCCGATCCAGGTAATAGTTCCGTTACCTGTCATGTTGGTTCCGTTATATATTCCGTATTTGTTTCTGAGAATTATGTCTTCTTGGGGGTCGAAAGAATTGACTATAAATGATAGTAAGATTAAAAAGATAAATAATATTTTAGCCTTCATTTGCCTTTTTTCTTTTTAGAATTCTTAAGGTGTTTAGCCATTTCTTTATTAGAGACCACACCGTCACCGTTTTTATCGATTCCTTTGGGTACTGCTTTTTGTTCTGTTGCAGGTTTGATTGGTTTAGGGTTTTCTTTTTTTTTCCGCATCTCTGGAGCTTTTTCTTTTGATTTTTCAAGTAGCGGATGATTAGCAAACTTCTCAGGTAAATTTATTTTTTCTCCTTCGTTGACTGTGATAAAGTTACCTTTGTCTTTTATGAACCCGTGTTTCTTTCCTTTGAATTTCATTTGAATCCTCCGTTATACGGTGACGTTTGCACCGACACTGATTGGTCTCCACACGATGTAAAATGCTATGACACCTGCAGTAATGTTAGCTGTTCCAACTGTTCCGATTATGTCCTGGCCTGCTACAATAAACTCGGGAGCAACTGTAGAAAGTTCTACGGAAGCATCTGGAGTGGCATCGTGCCATATTTCGTTTACTGCGATAGAGGTAGCGTTTGCAACTTGGGCGATTAGGCCTGCGGTGTTTTTTGCTGTTCCGACTTCTAACGTAGCAGCTCCTACTAATGTAGTCGTACATATTGCGATTATTTTGACAGCTACTATTCCTGTGACTGTTGCGATTGTGAAGGGATCACTTGTTCCGTCGTGGTCCCCTATTGCGTTAGCAGTACCTCCGTCGAAAGTTATTGATTTAGTAAGAAGTGCTTGGCCTGCTTGAATGTTAAAATAATTGTCCATATTTTGAGTTACTCCCATTTTTTACCTCGTACTTTTTATATTAAAAAATTAAAAAAAATTACTCAAAGATTATCCTTGAGATTTTCTCGTAGCAAAGAGTCACACTTGCGTCTCCGGAACTAAGTTGCTGAACGCCTACATAAGGAATCAAGTCTATATCGTTTGTCAATGCTGTAGTAATATACACCAATGCATCATTTATATAGAAATGTGCTTTCCTTGCACTATCAACCTCTATTCTTAGATTGTAGTTAGTAGATGCTGCTACTGTTACGCCCGAATCAGTTGTAGTATCTGTTCCGCCGATTGAACTAATTACTTGCCAGGTTGTTTCTAGTGCGACATCTGTATCAAATCTAAAATAAATCTGATCGTTGTCTGTTGCTATCACTGGGTCGTTAGTCAATTTCAATCCAGCCCAAAGCAAAATATTTGCGACACTCGCCGAAGTTCTGAGTTGTGCTTCCCAGACTACCTGGTTTTCAGTTCCCCATAGAACTCCTGTCCATGCGGTCTGTTTTGTGTCCAAATGTGGTAAGATTATTACCTGATCATTGTCTGCACTACCTGTTTCGAGTTTTACACCGCCGGCAGTTGTGTCCCAACTAAAGTCAGCGATATCAGCATTCATTCCTAGAAGTTCAAAATCTAGATTATAAACGATTGAGATAGTTGAGTTTTCGTTAGGTAATTGAAGAAAATTTTCCTCAAGACTATATCTGCCTGGTGAAGTTCTTACCTTACCGGTAAACGTCAGGTCAGCATCAAAGCTATACTTATCTCCGGTATAAGGAGGAGAAGCACCGCCTCCTACTGGATCTGTTCTAAATCCATCACTCATTTTGTTCACCCGAGTCCCCAAATAATAAGGTTATGGATTCCTGTAGAGATTGTTCCAAGCGTAATAATGCCTGTTGCGGGATCCCATGCAGCTACTACATCGGTTCCTACATCGTCTTGGAACAAAGAGTTAGTAATCGTTTTGATCTTTGATCCTTTTGCGTTCGCAACGTCACTGTTTAAGTCGATTGTGTCGCTTGTTGCAGCAGTTGCCGGGGTCACGATTAATATCTCCGTTATATTCCCGTTCAAGTTGTAATAAAACGTACAGTCTGAAGTTATGTCTGTCATTTTTCTTTGCCCTCCTTATGCAATACCATACATCTGAGTCTGTGCTGACTCGAAGGTATTTACAGGTGTAATGTATTCTTTGAGTAAATAAGGGAAGTTATCATTCTCATTGTACTTCTCTTCGTAGGTCAAGTCCTGGAGTACTGCCATGAAATTATATCTCATGTCCAAGAAAAGGATCCTTTTCGAGCTTGCAGCGGTTGGCATGAACTTGTCTTTTATATACATAACATCATCGAATTCGAATGCGTTAGGTATACCGAAACCAAGCGTAGCCTGACTTGGATTAGTGACTTGTCTCTGTAGATCAAGTAGTAATCCTTTGATGTAGTTGTGGGTTGTCACATCTGTCACAGCTAACGAAATACTTCCGTTTGCATTGAAAGATGTTGCTGTCTCTGCTCTTAGACCTGCAAGCGTAGGTAATCCACCAGACTTGTTGGTCGTATTGGTTGTGATAGTAATTATCAAACCACTAGGTTCCTCTGGGTTAGTAGATGCGTCGCCGTTAATTATTGCGTCTTCTTCTGCTTCCATTATGCTAGTTGTTTTAACTGCATTGTCTAGCTGTGTAGGATCGATGTATCCTCTCATTGAAGCAATGGCCGGACCGCTTATTCTACCTTTTGCATAAAGGTATTTGACAGGTACTGATACTCTGTCGTAAACGTCTACTTGGTCAGCGATTGTTGCATTCTCTGCAGCCCATACAGCTCCGCCTTTAGCAGTTAGAGCATTGTAATCGTATGTCTGACCTTTGATAGCTCTACGAGGATAAATATTTCTCATAGGAGTTTCTCTGATTGTTCTGTCTACGATTGAAGGATCAACCCAAACCGGAATAAGTGCTGTTCCTGTAGTTCCTGCTCCGCCTGTCTGAGTATTAATCGAACCTGCTTTAGCAAGACTTTCCTTAATCATAGGGATCTGGTTGTTCTTTGTAAATGGGTTCCAGTACTCGTATGATTTTCCGCCGAACTGGTCTTTTTGTGGAGTAATCGATCTTGCGAATGAATCGATATGAGACTGTTCTGCATCGAAATCGTCTGGTGCTCCCTGGAATTTTGCTATTGTATTCATTTTAACGCCTCACTATAGGGATCATGCCCTTCTCTAGAGAATCTTTCATGTCAGTTGCTTTCTTTGCGTCTGCATCTTCGTCATGTTCAAGGTATCCCTTATATAACGGAGATTCTTTCATCAGTTTCATCTCTTTCTCTAACTCTGCTTTTTTCTCGAGATCCTTTTCAAGACCTGAGATTTTTGTGTCTTTCTCTGTGTCAGCAACTTTTGAAGCTGCTTTCAAATCTGCTGATTCTTTATCTGTAACTACCTTCTCAGCTAGAACCTTGTCAAGTTCTGTCTTTGAATCAGAAATTTGTTTCTCAAAATCTTCGGCTTTCTTAGCCATATCATTGAACTCCTTCTCGGAGTAAGTCTTATCTGTCATGTTTTTCTCCTCCTTTGTCTTAAACATTTTTGCGACTGCATATACTCCTGCATGTTTATTTGCAGGTACTGCGACGAAAGAGGCTTCAAGTATTTCTATTTTTGTGTATACTTTTATTTCTTTTCCGTCGATTTTTTTCATTTCATAATCTTTAACTATTGCTCCGATTGATACACCCATAGGTGCTCCTTCGTCTAGCATTCCTTTAACGATATTTGCGTTAGGATTAGATAAGAAAAATTTCGGTTCTGATACTAAGGCTGTATGTCCTTTTCTTTTTTCTATTCGTTTGTTTTGCCATACACAGACTTGATTAAGTATTTTGTTTTCGTGATCCATAAGACCGACGATTATGTCTGAGTCTTGCACGTTTTCAAGAGCAGTTTTACCGACTATTTCATTATCACGGTCTAAGCTGTTATCAGAAAGAACTGCTTCGTATTTATTTACTCCCTCATTTCCTTTAACTTTAAACAAAGGTTGGTAAAGTTCAATCTTTTTACCGATTATATTATCACCCATAGAAAACACCCATAATTTTATTTAAATTCCGAACCATAGTTTCTTTATGAACCATCTTTTATTTAAACAATACTTAAATTAAGGCTTTACGATATTGTGGTGTACTCCTGCAATTTGGATGAGCCGGGGGAATTTGTCCATG